ATGTGTAATCATTGTGATAAACAATTATGTAAGACAAGAAAGTTTGGTATTGGCACACAGCTATTGTTTCCGCAACTATCCGATCTACAGATTGTAAAATTAGACCCACCATTGTACAGACTTAACGTAGATGGTGAGAGGGTAGAGATAAAAGCAGAAGAACTGCAGGAGCAAAGACTATTTATACGAGCATGTATGAATCAAATACACAAGTATCCACCAAAACTAAAACCAAAAGACTATGACATCATGGTTACATCTTTGATGGCTAATCCAGAACTTGTAGAAGCACCAGAGGGTGCATCTAAAAAAGATCAGTTATCACAACATCTTGAAAACTATTGTACAAGCAGAACTGCAGAAGGTGCAACAAAAGAAGACATGGAATCTGGTAACGTGTGGAACAAAGGTGGGTATCATCATTTTATCTTTGGTGAATTTTATCATAAGTTTTTACATAGACATAAGTGGTCAGAGAAGTATGATGTCACAAACTTTTTACTTACAGAACATTGCAGCTGTGAGGTAGTAAGAATGACAATAGGCAAGAAGAAGTTGTCAATTATAAAAGTAAAAGAATTTGAAAAACAAGATATGAAAGTAAAAGACACAGTATTTAAAAGGGAGGATGCATTTTGAAAACTATTGTTCTTGGTCCACCCGGCACAGGTAAAACAACTACATTACTTAACGAGGTAGATAGATATTTAAAACAAACTGATCCAGATAAGATTGGTTATTTTTCTTTTACACAAAAAGCTGCGTACGAAGCTAGAGATAGAGCCATGTCTAAATTTAATTTATCAGAAGACGACCTACCATATTTTAGAACACTACACTCCCTGGCGTTTAGAAGACTAGGTATAAAGAAAGATGAAGTAATGCAACGTAGACATTACGAGGATCTAGGTAGAAAGATGGGATTGATTGTAGATTATCACGAGTATGATAATGAACACTCAGGATTGTTTACAACTAAAAGTGATTTACTACGTATAGTGCAGATAGCTAAACTACGTGGCATTACACCAGAACAACAATATAATTTAAAAGAACATACACAGGACATAACAGTTAAACAACTTAAACAGTTTGTACATGATTTAGAACAGTACAAAAAAGATTATAACTTAATTGATTTTACAGACATGATTACAGAATTTATTAAAGCAGATAGATCACCACGATTTGATGTTGTATTTATAGACGAAGCACAAGATTTATCACAAACACAATGGGGTATGGCAAAATCTATTTGGGATAAGACACAAGATACATTTATAGCAGGTGATGATGATCAAGCTATATTTAGATGGGCTGGTGCAGATGTAGACAGTTTTATATCACAGACAGGGAAGATAATGCAGTTGACACAGTCATACC